TTGCTCTCATCGGTATACGCGCATGTCGCGGTGAAATTGTGCAGCGTTGACGTCGTGACGAGCACATTCGCGGAAATCAGGAACGACCCGTCTGCAGCGCCGACGGTATACGTCGTGACCGTGGCCACCGCCGCCGTCTGCGCAGCAGCGCGCCCCGTCCCTTGAATCGCCGGCACGCCCCAGCCCGCCGTGGTCACGCCGTTGTAACTGGTAATCTTCCCAGTGACTTTGATGATCGCGGTCGCGAGCGATCCGGCAGCCGTGGTGACATCCTGCGTCAGGGCGGGAAACTGCGCGGCTTGGAGCGTGCCTGACAGATCCGTGGTGGGAATGGTCGCAACACTCGACGGCGTGGCGCTGCCGAGTGCCACCGCAATTTTGAGATAGCCTGACGTCAGCAATCCGAGATTGCGAGGATTGGTCACCGCAGTATTGGCGGTAAACGTCACAAACGGGGCCGCTGACAACGTGCTCCCCGACGAGGCGGCATTTGAGTAGGCGAGGATCCATTCTTTCCAGAGGCCTTGAATCAGTCCTTCGGTGTTGGCGATTTGGTCAGTGAGTGGTGGGGGCGGTAGATTGCTCACAACTCACCCGTTCCAGCCGCTGCTTCCAACCACGCCCCTGGCCCGATCACTATTCGAACAGGATCAGTCACAGTGACTTCGACGACGAATCGATCCGCACGCGCGCGACCAAGATTCCGCCACACTGCACGATTCGTATATTGACCTTGCGCACCCATCGTGGCCGTGACAGGCGGCGTCCACGTCTGCGCGCCGTCGCGACTCACCGACAGAATGAGTTGAGGATTGCTACCTTGCCCGCTTGTGAGTCCAACTCCCTCTTGGATACCTAATTCAAATCGACGGAAAAATATAAATTGATTTTCTGCGGAGAGATATGGCGCGCGCCGCGCACGCCGAATCATCGCGCCGTTATCCTGAAACGTATCGAGGTCCAGCGCATACAGTGCGCCTGTCGCATAGTCGCCCGTGAGCAGCAGTGTGCTCGTTGCGCACAACCCGCGGGCGCGCCAACGATGCGAAGACCCTGAGGCCTGATCCCAGTTGTCGCGCTGATGCCATTGTTGTTCGCGGGCATCGTAGGCCCATGATTGATCGCCCGTCGGAAAGGTCCACACGACAAATGGATGACCCTCTTGCTCGTAGGCAAGCGCTTCGGCATCGTCAATCGTCGTATACGACGCGAGCGCAAAACTAATCGGCGGCGTGGAAATCTCCGTCGGCGAGGCTGCCGTCGTGCTCACCATGCGGTTTCGGCCTTGATTGTCTTGCGCCAACCAGTAAACGGTTTCGCCGAGCACCGCAATCGCCCACGGCGAGACGGCACCCTCGAGCATGATGGAGCCGGGATACGGCACAAACGGCGTCGTCGCATTGCCAGAGTCGTAAAAAATCCCTGAGTTCTGCGAGCCGAACACGTAGATCCGCCCGCGCACGACTTTCAGACCGACGTTGTTGTCGCTCGTCTGCGACACCGAGAAGAAATCGAGTGCATTCCACGTCAGGCCGTTTTCCAATCCCGAAAACCAGATGCGGATCGTGTTCGCTTCGAGCAACAGAAAATACCCGTCCATGAAGTCAATCGTGACGGGCGCATTCGTGAGCGGGAGCGCAATCGCCGCGCTCAATACATTTGTGGTCAGCGTGAAAATCTTGAGTTGGCCACCGCCAACAATCGCGAGTTGTTCCCCACCGCGGCCGTTGGTCGCAAACGCCACGGGTTTCCCGTCGTTGGCTATCAAGCCGCGATTCGTCGCCACGAGCGTCGTGAGATTCAGCTCGTAGAGCGTATTGCCGACAACAACGAAGGTGCGATTATCCTGCGAGAAGCAGCCGCGGCAGCTCTGTGTGCCAACCGTCAGCAAGAGTTTGAGACCTGGTGTGCCGTAGTAAGTGGATTGCTTCGCGTCGGCGGAATTTTCGGTAACTTCGAGATAGAGATTGATTAGCGTGTCAGCCGCAATGGCTTGACTACGCGCTCGATAGGCAGGTCCCAGAAATTGCGGCCAAAGTGCCATCGCATGTCAGCTAATGGCGGTGATTATTCCGCCCTTCACCGTGATCGAAACTACGGCCGCCGGTCCAAACGTCGCCACGCCTTGCGTGCTGCCTGCGGCAAATCCTGTCGTCGCATTGACGAATCCCGCCGCGGCGCGTGTGAGTTGCGTGTCGACGGTGCCTGACGCATCCGTCGTGGAGGTCCAGGCGAATGCCGAATTGCTTTTCAAGACGAGAAACCCCGTGACTTGTCGCACTTCCGGCACACCCGCGCTATTGATGTAACGCACGTCATCGGCTGCCGCCTTATACCAACCAGCCGTCGGTTGATCCGTCCACGAGAGAGTCGGCGCGCCAATCGTGCCATTCGCGAGTGACATCACACCGGTTAGCGTCACACTGCCCGTAATCGTCGCAACGGTGCCAGAGGTCGACACCGGCAACCCGAGAAAATTCGAAATGAAGATGGAATTCGCCATCTCAGGCCCGTTCCACGAGCGCCGTCAACGCTTTGATTTCCCCGTCGAGCATCACGAGTTCCAGATCGCACGCTTGCGCTTGCCGCTGCAACGTCACGCGCTGCTCTTCGATCTGCTGCCGGCGCAAATACGCGGCGACGCTGCGCTGATGCGCGTCGGCAATCGCCATATCGAGATCCATGCGTGTCATTTGTCGCCTGGCACCGTGTGAGGAGGGTGCCAGACCACGACGGGATAGGCCGGCAACACCGAGGTGGTCGTGACAGTGGGCCACAGGCCAGCCGGCGCGCCCGCCGCAGTCGGCGTCGTGATAAAGGTGCCGATCGCTTTCCCGCAATGCGGGCAAATTAACGCTTGCGTCATTACACCGCCCCTCGAGACCGTGCCACCGCCGTGATACTGCCGCCGCCGGTAATCGTCGCGCTGATCCGCACACGCACCCACCCGAACGCCGAATCGCTGATATGTGTCGCCAGTTGCGCGCCGCCGGTAAACGAACTCGCGGCAATCGACGCAATCTGACTCCACGTGCCCGTATACGGACCTTCGAACGGGCCCCAGTCGGCCTCTTCGATGAGGATCGTGCCGCCGCTCGTCGTGCCGATACTGCGCAGATAAATCGAGATGATGCCGTGGTTGATGCGTTCCAGCGGGATGCTCGTGCCCGTCGTGACGCCGGTAATCGCATACGTCGGCGCGGCGGTCGCCGTCGCATCGTAGGTGACTTCGGTGCCGAGCAGGAGCGTGCGGTCAGAGGTGACTTGCGACATTATCCACCGAGATTTGTGTTGATGTCATACCCTGCGCGCGGATTGCTAAACACCAGATCATTTCGCAGGTCGCTGAGTTTCAGATTCGAGCGCTTGATCGTGGTCAGGCTCTGGTCCGCAAGGTTTTTGGTGTCGGCATCGAGCACGGCACCCCACGGCTTCGACAGCCGCCGCGCGAGATTGTAAACGAACGCTTCTTCGTAGCCCGGCGGGAACTCATACTGCGTGGTCAACGTCGCAAACGTGCTGAGTGCTTGCTGGAGATACAGCACGAGACTATTCGCGGCGGTGTCGGGCACCGGCCAGAGCTGAATCAGCCCGCGCGCATTCGTTGTGGTCGGGTTGTAATACACCACGGTGAACAGCGCGTTCGACAGTTCCTTGATGCGAATATTGCTATATGCAGAATCCGTCACCACCGCGCGCGGCATCTCTACGGCCGGCGACGTGTTGCCGAGAATGAGTCCCGCCCCGACCACACTGGCCTGATTCGCCGGCCGCACGACGTTCAGATCACCGCCGACGCCAATCGTGTAGGGATTCGACGGCCCGCCCTTGTTGGCCGTCAGCGTGAAGACGTTCCGCGCAATCGCTGGAATCGTGAGCGACTGTTGCGCCCAGCCGCTCGTCATGCGATTCAGAAAGCCCAGCGCGCTTTGCGAATCCTTCGCGGGAATGCTCTCGCCCTGCTGGAACACGTTCAGCACTTCGAAGCTGGCCGTGATCAGGGTGAGCGCAGTCGTGGCCATGATCAAGAATCAAGCGCCGTCGTGGATTCTGGTATCTCTTCGAGATGCGGCGCCGTGATATCAAGATTGAACAGTAGTTGGCCATAGTGATCAAGACCAATCGACTGAATCGCGAACGTGTAATGGCACGCCGGACACACCGCGCCGACGCGCGCTTGGCCCATCGCCCCGCTCTGCCACGTCACTTGCATGACGCAATGTGCATCGCACTGGCATTGAATCATGCCGATGAGCGTGCAGCCGAGCGCCATGACACGTTGCCCGACAAGTGGCACGGCGTGATCAAGCACGAGATGATTCATGGATGCCTCGCAGAAAACTAGGGGCCGATGGCCTTTCGCGCCCAACCATCGGCCCCCACCAACACCGCAGCCATCGGCCCCCCGGCCTTACGCCGCAGCGCAGGAATCTAGACTACGTCGCAATCTCCGCCCACAGGATGCCGATCGTGAAGACGCCAGATGTCTGCACCGCTGATCCGCAGACAAACCCAACGTTGCCTGGCCCGATGATCAGCCCGCCCGCCACATCCACCCAGCTCGGCGCCACGTTCAATCCGACCGACGTCGCGGCCAAGCTGACACCCACGAGCGGGAGAAAGATCGGTGTCGGCAAAATGATCACGGTGCCAGCAGAATTGACCGCTGCCATGCCTGACGGGCCGCCGCCTGCGTAGGCGTTGACGGCGGTAATCGCGGTTGGAGACGTTGGCGCGGTGGGCTGCACCGCAGAGCACCAGCCGAGGGCACCACCAACGGACGTCGCCGTGGTGGGCTGCCCCACACCGATGCCGAGAATATGCGCATCCAGACCAGACCCGGGCTTGTTCCAGAGCATTGGTCCCAACTGCGCGGCGGTGACGAACGATGCGGGTGCCGTAATGATCGCCGAGGTATAGAACACTTTCTGCGACTTGACGAGCGTCGAATACTTGCCGACGAGTTCCGAGACGAGCAGTTCACCGGCGATGCCTGTCGGCGCGCCCGCTTGCTGCGTCGGAAACGACCGCGAAGGGAATGTCAATGCTGGAGCGGTAAGATTCGGCATAGTCAAAACTCCACGACATACCTCGAAACGTCCCGTGGTGGTCAGTCAACCGGTCCGCAGGGTAAGCGCGAGAGGTGCGCGCTTAACG